CTTCTCTAGTTTTGTTTAGAAGTATTTGTAATCTTTTTACTTCATTAAACATTTTAGAAAATGCCCATGCAAATGGTCCTAAAACCACAGTTATAATTATGTTCCACATCATCATTGGGTCAATCGACATACCATACCCCTTTACGCATCATTTGTGATAATCGTATAGCCCTTTGACCTACCTGCTTTGCCCATTTGGATTCTAACATTTCATTTGCTGCTTTCTCAAAATCTTTATCTTGTATTGCTGCAAAGGTTTTTACCCAAGTATTAGCATTAAACCTACTAATACCCATATTAAACACCATGTCTAATAATACAGCTTGTCTAGGCTCTGCTAATGATTCCATAAATGTCCAATGTTCTACTTCTTTTTGTATTCTTTGCAAATCATTTAATAACAAAAACTTTGCTTCTTCTTCTGTAATACCTACATCAGATAAGTTTCTACCCACTCCGATTGTTGTTTTATCTGCTGTGCATTGATATGGTTTTAACTCTAATCCTTCATGTAGAATTAACATATCTATTAATTTACCTTTATCTACTCTCATTTTTTAAATTGTCCTATTGATTTTAAACCAAAACTAGCACCAATACTTGCAAGTATACCCCATGACAACCAGTCTGGACAATCCTCTCTTAAAAATTTAAAACCATCAGATAAGTATGGTTGACAAGCAGGAATGAAACAAGCAACAATTATAGAAATAAAGCAAATAGTCCATAACTCATCTTTCCAACTATCCGCTGAAGCATCCATTGCTTTTTCTTCCCAATTAGCATCACTTTGTATTCTTTTTACTTGTGCTTCTATTTTAGCTACTTCTAATTTTTGTTTAGTCTCTGCTTTTTTTTGTCTACCTTTTAACCATGTTCCTGCTAAATTAGCTATAGGTGTAATAAATTGTAAAGCCATAATACCTCCTAATCGGCACTAAATGTACCTAGGCTACTCCATAGAGAACCAGGAACTGTTGTACCATTTTGTTTACCTAATTGTGCCATTGATTGATTAACATTTACAAAAGCACCCTGACCCCAACTTGATACATCCCATTGTGCATTATCCCAAGCAGAACCTTGTTCTCTTGTATACTGTAACATTCTCTCAGAAAATGTACCTGTAGTTATACCAGCTTCTTCAAAGGTTTTCATCCAATCCTCATTATATGTACCTTCTGTATCTGAAGCATCTCTGCAACTCTTTTGTCTTAATGATTGTTGGCTCATGGTGTAAATGTCCCCATACTAGAAAAGTTAAAATCATCTTGGTCTGTAGCAAATGCTTGTAATGCTAGGTTTATATCAGTGTAAGATGTACTTAACTCACCATTAATATAAGCTAACATTCTTTCGTTAAATGTACCTGCTGGTATAGACCTTGCTGCAAATAAAGCTAACCAATCTTCGTTATGTAATGCTGTTGTAGAGGTTACTGCTCTTATAGATGCTTGTCTTGCTTCTGAGTTTGTAGCCATTATTTATCCTTTCTGGGTCTACCTCTTTTCTTAGGTTTACAACCACATAGTTTACCAAATAATCTTTTTTTAATTTTATCGTATATACGTTTTAACATCATAATCATCACTCCAATTTTGTATTGGTGCGATAGTTTTTACACTACCATCTTCATTATATTCCCATTCATATAATTTTTTAAAAGCTGCCATATCACTTGCACCATCTATTGCTGCTTCAATGGTAGCACAGTCTGCTTTAATCTTTCCTACATACGTTCCAACAGCACTTGGTATAGTTTTACTACTATCATAGATAGACCTTTCTACAAGCCAATTAAATTGCTTTATAAGACTATTTGCTGTTTCTTTAGCTTGATTCTTAGCTATAGATTTTAAACCTAGTGTTATTGTTTGATTGCCTTTGTAGTCTAATACAGCATTATCATCTTCATCTACATTATTTGTATCGGTTAATGTTTTATCAGTTGTAGTGTACGCAGTAGTTACTTTTTTACCAGAAGCACTGTAGGTATAAGTAGGACTTGAAGTTATTTCAAATCTATCATCACCTTGTGTTCCTGCCTCTACTGTATAAATACCTATTTTATTTAATTCAGTCCAAGTCCATGCTGTAAATATTTTCCTAGAATGAGTAACATCATTTATTACCATTGTTTTGGGAAATCTTATAATCTCCTCTATTTTATTATCCTTTATTAAAGCCCACATATTATTTCACCTCCTAAAAAGTATTGTTATATTTAAATGGCACGTCACCCCATGCCCAATAAGGATATTCTTGTCCCACTAAATTTGTATCTGAATCTGTATGTCTTATTTTAAAACCATTAGATAAAAAATCTATAGGTTTTCCACTATCACTTGCTCCTGTAGTAAATTTTTGTCTTAAATCTAAAGGATTAAATGCACCATTAACATAGCTAGTATTTACAGAATTATCAGCATAAGTAAAAATAATCCAATCACCACTACCTTGTCGCTTAGTCCAAATCATATGTGGTCTAAAGCCTGTGTATACAAAAGCACCATCAGTATTTCCTGTTCCCATGTAACTAGAAAATCTAGAGTAACCTTCAACTCCATGCCACGCATATATAACATAATCTGAACCACTTGTACTTACATTACTTTCATTACCTATACTTATTAGTGTGCTAGTAGGTGCTGTATCATTCCACATACCAGAGCTAGTACCACCACCATCACTACTACTTAAAGTAAGATATTTTGTTGCTCCTAAACTCTTATGATATACTTTCCAACTTTGGTCAGGACTACTTCTTCTTTTGGCTAATATAGTTTCTGGAGCTTTTTCTAAACCATGTCCTAAAGTTGCTGAACTTCCTGTACCTGTATAAGTAATTATACTAAAACCTGCTTTAGTATTTGCTTGTGTAGAACAAGTTGTAGAACCTTCTGAATTACTACTATTTGTACCACCATTTCCCTTCCAACACATTGCAGTATAAACTCTATTATTATCATTTGGTCCACTACCACTAGTTCCTAGTTCAAAACCATCACTGTTAAAAGCATCATAAATAGGATTAGTGTTTCCCATTCCACTATCTGTTTCTTCATCACTACTTGCGTCAGGAAATAAATGTTTAGTAATACCTCTATTAGTATCAGTTACAAACCATCTTTGACTGCTACTATTCATTTTTGCAAATATACAATCTGGTTGAAAACCAAGACCAGTTATTGTTTGTCCAGTTGTAGAATTACCAGTATAACTAACTACACCAAATTGCTTGCTATTATAGTCATCATCAGTCTGTGCAGGGTCTATATCTGCTGATACAGATAAGTTACCTGAACATGGTGCTAAAAAACCTGTTGGTGGTGCATACTTAAACACACCAAAACCATTACCATCTGCATTACCTGTTGCTGTAATTTCTCCACCAAATGTATCATCTTGTCCTGCATTTAATACCATAGTAAATGTACTACTACTTCCTTGTCCTATAATAGGCATAACTGCACCACCTTGAAATGCAAAATCACTACCACTTATTAAAGGATTAGAATTACCTGCAGGGTTACCAGATTCTAACCAAGTATTATTTCTTCCTACCCATAATTTATAATTATCTCTGTCAAAAGCTAATTGAACTATATCTCCATTTGCAACATCATCAAATCCATCAATCTCTACAAATCCCGGTGAGTTTTCTATTAGTTTATATCCAACACCACTTCCACTTGCTACTCCATAAACCCCTACTGTGTTCCATAATTGACTAGCTACATTTTTAGTTTCTGGTGTAACTAATCCTAAAACAAGTTGTTTATTTCCATTAGCAACTATATATACTTCCCAATACCACTTACCACTCAAAAAAGAATGTGTAGCTCCAAAACCATTATTTGAATTTGAACTAGAATATCTACAATTACCACCAGAAAAAACAGTTAATGCAGGAGGATAAGAACTATCACAACTCCATAAAGGACTCCATGTCATAAAATTTCCACTACTTGCCATATCTATTTAACTCCCAAATGTTGGACTATCAAGAACTTGATGGTCTGCACCCATGTTATTTGCTGTAAAATCATTATTGTTTCCTGAACTATCATTACCTAAATCTCCTGAATTTTCAAATTTAAGATGAAAACCATTAGTACCAAAAGTTAAACCACTAGGGCTATCAGGTGTCCATACACCATTTTTAAAACTTCCAAAAGATGTATAATCTTCATACTGACCATCTAAAAAAATAAACTCTGCTAAATAAATATTGCCTTGTGTATTACCATTACCATTTCCTATAGAGTGTTCATCACCATTAGTATTAAAATTATTAAAATTTCCAGAAGGTTCATTGGTTGATACAAATGGTGTATTTACTCCATTAATATGTAAAACTACTTTTGCATTATTACCAGTCATTCCACTTTTGCTGGTGTCCATTTTATAATGACAATGTGTCCAACCACTTATATCTCTAAAAGCATTAGCTGGATAGGTATTTGCACCTGTACTTCCTCCACTACTTCCTGCCATACCATACAAAGTCATTACATCAGAATAACCACCAAGACTATCTTCAAATGTTATTGAAGCACCATTTCCTGCACCATAGCCTCCTGCTTTAGAAAAAATTTGTTGATAGGCAGGAATTATATCATATTTCATCCACCAACTTATTGTCATTTTTGTAGCATCTGAAGATGTCCCAAAAGTCCTATATAATCTTGAACTAGCTGATGCATCAAATCTAGCTGACTGTTCTATCTGATAGTCATAAAATCCACCACCACCTGATGCACTAGGTATTGCATTTTCATTTTGGAGAATACCCATTAAGCAAATACTGCTGAGTTAGTTAAGTAAGCATTTGTACCATCTGATACATAAGATATTAGATAAGTACCTGCACTTGTTACTGTAGTTGCTAAGTTTGCATCTGCTTTACTGTTTGCGTGTAATGATACAGTATGCCCACCACTATTAATCAGTAATATATAGCCAGATTGTCCATCAGCAAAATTAGTAAATGTCAAGGCAAAGTTACCACTAGGGGTACATTTAAAATTATTATTTGCGTTCATATCGAATGAACCATCATTATCTGTCGTCAAAGCATTTCTATTTACACCTGTAAATGTATTGGTTGTGGCTAACTGTGGTACTGTAGCATCTATAGCTACTGTTACTGTATCCGTAGCACCTACTACAGTATCTATACCTGTACCACCTGCTACGTCTAATGTGTTGCTGTCTGATATTGTTTGGTTACTACCACTATCACCAGTAAGAGTAAATGAACTCATAGAACCTGCTGATGTACCTAATTGTGATAACATTTGAAAAGATGTACCATCATAGATTACAGATACGATTGCATCTTCTTCTATATCACCAGCTGCTATAGCTTGGTCATTTTTCTTTTTTATGTTTTTTGTACCAAGTGCATTTACATTTAAGGTAGATGCTCCACTAGATGCGTTACCTGCTTTGAAATGAAATACTTGCCCTGCTACATAAGCAGTTACTGCTGGTGTTAGAGCTATTGCATAAGCATTTGCACTACCTGTATCGTTAGATTGGAATATTAAACCACCATCTTGTATCTGCCCAGCATTTACTCCGTCTGTGTGTGCTGTACCATCAGCTAGTGCTGTTATCTTTTGACTACCTAAATTAGCTGCACCTGTGAAAGCATTACTTCCATCTTTGTTAATAGCTTGGTTTAATCCTGTTGCAATATCTTGGTCGTGTGTATCATGCCTATCTGCAACAATCTTTGTTCCTGCATCTCTGTTACTTTGCCAAATAGATGTACCTGTAAATAC